TATTATCTATTATATACTATACATATACCTACCTTTCTTTAGAGAAAAGAAATACAAAGAATTATAAAAGAAAGAAATATATAAAGAAAGAAAAGTAATAAGAAAGTAAATAAGAAAAGAGCATTACCAATGCACAACAAATAAGCCTATATATTCCAATAGACTTCTAGAAGGATATAACAACCTTTTGAATAGAGGTTTGATTAAACTATTCGTATGCAAGCATACTCAACAAATAAACATATACCCACCTTTCCCCAGTGTAAAAGAAACACAAAAAGAAAAGCCTACCTTTCTAAAGTCGGGCTCGTTTATTTAATTGTATATTTCTATTATAACATACCAATGGTTATTTGTCAACCCCCTTGAACAGCAATTTTAAAAAATTGTTACAAAACTTTACAATTAAAAGTATTGACAAATTATAAAAAGTATGGTATAATGTATCTATGAGCAAGTTTATAAGAATAACAAGAAAGAATATTATGAATTGGATTGAGTTTATGTATATGCTCATTGATGAGCTAGAAAAGGACGACTATGCTAAAGAGTTTGATGGACAAAGCTTACGAGAAGAACCTAGGGATTGAGTTTGTTAAAGCCTATGGTATCTATATGGGTAGTATTTCTGATGGTAATGATATAGAGTTATACTCCTACGGTTCAGTAGACTTTGTAGATATGGTTAACAAGTTGTGGAATACCCTCGATATCCTCGGTGATAAAGAGAAAGAGGAACAACTCTACCAAGAAATCCTTAATAATGAATATTAAGATTTGTAAACATTTGTTAAGAAATGTAACAATTCATCAAAAAATAACGTTTTACCCCTTGACAAATAGGGGGTAATATGTTATAATGTAAATAGATAGGAAAGGAGATACTATGGATATAGAAGAATTAAAGAGATGGTACTTCCTCAACGGGAAGCCAACAAGAGATAAAGTAAGAAACGGAGAGGTATCACTCCCAGAAGGTGCTTCACAAAGTTTAGTAGAAGCATTGATACCAGAATTTAGAAAAGAAGCAGACGCTATAGAGCGTAATAGCAATAGCACATTGACAACTAAAGAAGAGAAATCAATAGTAATTACTTCTGATTGGCATATTCCATTTGAGGATAAAGAAGCTTTAAGTCTTTTCCTTAAATTCGTAAAGGAATACCAACCAGATGAATTAATACTCAATGGTAATATAAACGATTGTACATCGTTTTCAACCCATCCTAAGATTAGAGAAGTGGCAAAAGTACTAAGGTCAGCTAGAGAAGAAAGAGACCTTTGGTTACCAATAGCAGATATACTAAGAAGTTATTTACCAAGCGCAAAGATAACTTATATAGGAAGCCAATGCCACGAAGGATGGATAGATAAATGGACGAGTCTATCTCCGATATTAGCAGAGGATGATAACTACACTATCAAAAATTGGTTTAGGCTAGATGATTATGGAATAGATTTTAAAGAAGAAGTTTACGATATAAACAATGATGGTACATTCTTAGTAACCCATGGTACTGTTGCTAGAAGCAAGGGTGGTAATAGTGCCCACGCAGAGTTAGATATGAGTGGGACAAATATTGCAATAGGACATACACATAGGTTATCACAAGTTTATAAAACAAATGCTGTTGGAACATACGTTGGTTTTGAAACTGGTTGTTTATGTCAACGCAAACCATGGTACGTTATAAAAGGAAGAAGACGTATGATGGATTGGCAACAAGGTTTCGTCCTACTGAACTTTAAAGACAATTCGTTCGGAGGAAATGTCGTACCAATAATAAGAGACGGTAAGGACAAACCTTATATATGGATAGGTAAAGAGATTATAAAATAATGCAATTTGATGTTAATGAAGATGGCGTAGAAACAACATATCTGAATGATGACGATATATGTTGGATATGCCAAAACCAATATGGTTGCCCTTTAATTGAATGTTTAAATCGAGGGCTAGTAATCCCAACAGAAGATATACAAGTAAGAGATTGTGCTTTATTTAGAAAGTAATAAGATATAATTGGTACAATTGGTTTGAACTGAAACACAACCCATAACTACCTCCTTTCCTTAGTGTATTAGAAACCCACCCCAGTTGGTACCATCCTGGGGACTTTTTCTTTTTATTATGAGTAATTTAACAGAAGAACAAATAAAGTTTATAGACTACTATTTAGAAACAATGGACCCAACCTCATCAGCTAAGCGTGCAGGATACCCTGCTAAAGACGCACAAAAGATAGGGTTGGATTTATTATGTAACGACGTTATGCAACTTGCCCTAGAGAAAAGACGTAACGAACTTAATACTGCTTCTAAAGGTATGAAGTTTGAGAAAGAAGATTTAGTCAGAGTATTCTGGAACATGTATACTGAATGTAGGCAGAAGGGCAGAGTCAAGGAAGCCAAAGAGATTATAGAAACTATAGCTCGTTGGAATGGCGTTAACCCAGACACAGTTAAGACAGAGATTGCTAACTTAGTATTTAATTTAGATGGTAGTAAGATATAGCAGAGTGGAGCAGCCAGGGAGCTCGCTGGGCTCATAACCCAGAGGTCGTGGGTTCAAATCCCACCTCCTGCAACCATTTATAAGAGTGGGGGTACCAGGCCTCTTACATTATGTAATGCACAAATTTGGTATGCAACTTAGTCGACGAAGATTGCACAGCAAACGGACATGGAGCTCGCCTAGAGAACCTACGCTATGTTTAAGGTAAAGCGTTTGTCCAAGCCTATGGGCTTAAGGAGATTATGAAACAAGTAGAGTATGTATTAAATCCTGCACAGAAAGAGTTTCTTGAATTGCCAGACCATGGTTATGGTATAGATATATCATTATACCAAGGTGGCTACGGTTCTGGTAAAACCTTTTCTGGTAGTTTGCTAGGAATTATATTGTGTTTGAAGTATCCTGGAATAAGGGGTCTTGTGGGAGCACAGACGTTTTCTTTAGTACGGGATACTACTTTAGTTTCATATAAGGAACATCTAGAGAAGATGGGACTTGAAGAAGGTTCTGATTGGAAAGAACTAAAAGCTGAAAGTAAATTGGTTTTCTCTAATGGTAGTGAAATACTATTCCGTCACCTAGAGGAACCAGATAAGATTAAATCTTTAAACCTCGGATTCGTAGAAATAGAGGAGATGTCTGATACACCGCAAGCTACATTCGATATGTTGCTAGGACGTTTAAGACAAGCTAAGAAACCAGAATGGGGAAACAAATTTGTCTATAGGTTATTCGGGCATACCAACCCAGAAAATCGTAAAGGTTGGATATACAGATATTTTGTCGAAGAAAAGAAACCGAACTATCGTAGGATTATTGCGCCAACAACTGACAACGCTAAGAACCTACCTGATGGGTTCATTGAATCCCTCAAGGACAGATATTCAGAAGCGTACTATCGTATTAACGTGTTGGGGGAAGACGCAGACTACGTCAGTGGACTCGCAACTAAAGGATTTACTAGAGACGACAATTTGCGGGAAGATTTACGAATTGATAGACGGTATCCCATTCATATAGCATGTGACTTTAACACCGACCCTATGTGTTGGTATATATGTCAACATTATAACGGTACAGTCTATGTGCTCCATGAGATTGTAGAGAATTATACCGATACAAACCATTGTAGTAGATTGCTTGGTGAATTACTCAAAGACTACAAGTCTCACCATATAATACTTAATGGTGACGCTTCTGGTAAGATGAAGACTACTACTGGTAGTAACTTTATGATTATGAGAGCTGTATTAACAGAACTAGGTTTCTCTAATTTAGATTTACAAGTAGCTCCAAAGAACCCTCCTATAACTTATAGGTACGCTTGTTGGAACGCTATGGTTAGAGATGAGAAGGGTAACCCCCATGTGTTTATCCATCCGCAATGCAAATATTTAATGTATGATATAGAAAACCTCGAGACAGAAGAAGGCGGTGACGCCCCCAAGAAACCTTCTGGAGGCAAAATACGTAATGACCCTTACGCAAAGTATTTAACACACCCTACAGACGCTGTGAGCTCCCTCGTATGTTATTATTATCCTATCAAGCAAAAGATAAGAACTGAACAGTACCGAGGTAAGATAATGGATGTGTTCGGTAACGAGAAGTATGAATATGGAATGATATAATGAGACTATACTATTACAAAGACGACAACCAAAAGATGTTACGCAAAATAGATAGAGACAACATTGTAGATGATATCTGCAAGAAAGCTAAAGCTTGGCACGAAGATACTCTCGAAGTGCGTAATGATTACAATAGAATTAACAGGGAGATATTCCCTAGTACTGTAGCAGACCGTAGAAACGTAAAGTTGATACCAGATGTATATGAACAGTACCAAACATATAAAGCAAATATATTCAAATCAACTTACCAAAACTATGATGGTATGTTTGATATAGAAGGAGAAGACCCAGAGTCCCACTCAATATCTGCTATACTTAAAGCTAGTTTAGTATACGACTTCTATAAGGTTAAACTTAAAAATAGTTTAGACGCTATCTTAGAAGACTGGGTAACTAAAGGTGAATGCGCCGCTTTTATCCATTGGGATACTAAGGTAGAAAGAAAGAGAGAGCAAACAGTCAATACTGTTATTAACGCTCAAACTGGATTAGCAGAGATGGAGATAGTCAATACTCCTGTAGATAGAGTAACACACTCTGGTCCAGACATTAAACGTATAGACCCACTCAACTTATACTTTGATAAATCTCAAAGATATAACTGGAATATGTGTGGCAAGATATACAGAGACTTCGCTCCTATACAATATGTTTTGGCTAACACTAAGTATCGCTTCACTAAAGAAGAAAGAGCAGAACTTAAAGAGTTAGTGGCAGAACAAGACAAAGATTATATTGCTGATTTAACAGCAGACAAATTAGATATAGATACCCACGTTATTGGTAACTCTGTAGAAGTATTAGAATACTATGGTGACTACATTATCCCAGATAAAGGTGATATTGTACGTAACGTAGTTATGACAGTTGTGGCTGGTAAATACTTAGTACAAGTTGAAGAAAGCCAATACCCAATGTGTCCTATTGTATATAGTACTTATTTAGACAGACCAGACACACTACGTGGACAATCTCCATTGAAACCTACATTACTTCTAAACGAATTAGAAAACAGATGTATGGATTTACAAATGGCGGCTTGGAAACTAACTGTAAACCCACCAGTATTAGCTCCTAAAGGAATGATAGCTGTTGGACAAAAGGTAGAACCTGGCAGACCATTTGAATACACTTACGACGCATTTGACCCTGGTGTAAGGCCTATACCTATGGACTTCTCTGCTGGTATGAGAGGTTTTGACTTCCAAGATTTCTTCAAGAGAAAGATGGAAGGAGCAACTGGTATATCTCCTTATATGCAAGGTACAGGTGGTACTGGCGGTGTAAGAACTGCTAGTGAATCTACTTATATATATAGTGGACAAACAACACGTATAGCTAGAGAAGCTTACTTATTCTCTGAAAAGGTAATCCTTCCTATTATATGTGGCTTCTTCAAAATGAAAAGAGAATTTGAAACTGGCTTGAAGTTTGTACCAGTCAAACGTGAAGGCACTGTTGAGTTCCAACAAGTTGATGACCAAGTTAGAAATGGTAATTATACATTTATGATTGGTAACGCACAGACTGCTGTAGAACGTGAGCAATACGTACAAAGAATAATAGAAGTATTAGGCACTCCAGCATTTGCTTCTATTACACAAAGACCAGAGTTCCCAAGTATGGACTTCTTTAAATGGGTGTTAAATGAAGTTAACTTTAGACAGATAACATCGTTAACTCAAGCTCTAACAATGGGACAAGCTATTGCTAACCAAGGTAGAGAGATGGGTGTACCACAAGGAGATATGGGTAAATTCGCAAACACTATGAACAATATGCAACTAGCGGCTATCCCAGAGTTTGCTAATATACTAGCTGAACAAGAAGCAGAAGGTGACATTCCTAATGTAGCACAAACTAGGGACGCAGTGGTTGCTCAAGATAACAGTTTAATATAGAAAGGAACTTCCGTTTATGACAGAAAGTTACGCTAGTGATGTTTATGAAAACGTTGAACTCACTGCAGAGGAACTAGAAAAGAAAAGACAAGAAGCAAGAAAGGTATACGAGAAAGCAAAACATTTTAAAGAGTTGGTCGGTACAGACGCTTGGAAAGAATGTGAGGAAATTTTAAAAGAAGACCTCTATAAGAACTTACATTATGACAAGCAATTCCTTCACATGTGTTGGGGTTTAAAGATGGCTATAGACCGTATCCACGCATGGGCAGACCACGCTGACGAGTTACTTAAAGAATATGGAGGTCAAGTATAATGGAAGAAACTAATATTCAAGAACAAACAATCCAACAAGATACTCAAGTTGCTGACACTCCTCAACCACAGCAATCAGATACCGAGGCTCCTGTTGAAAATGAAAATATAGAAAATCCCCCAGCAGAAGGGGAGCCACCTAAAGAAGGTGGAGAAGAAACTGCCACTACTCAACAAGAACCAACTATAACAGACTTGCAAAACAAGTTAAAAGAATATGAGTTGAGAGATGAAGAACGTAAAGCTATTGCACAAAAGCTTGGTGTTAATGAAGTAGAACCAGACCTATTGAATCTACAATCGCTATCAGCACAAGTAGAGAATATGGCTAACTCTGCATTAGTTCGTGTATGTAACGAATACGGTGTAGACGCTAGTCCAGAAGGTATGGCTAAATCATTAGACCAACTTAAAGAATCAAACCCAGCTAAGTACTATGAGTTTGTAGACAAAGCTAAAAACATTAACTACCAGTTACAATCTAAGAAAGCAGAAATTGCTACTGCTAACTATAATTATGGTATTAATAAATACTATAATGAAAATAAAGAATTGGTAGAGAATGTACCAGCTTTCCAAAAGATAGTTAATGATTATTGTGTAGCCAACCAAGGTTCACCTTATATTTATGATGAGTTGAACAACATAACAGAGATGGCTATTAGTTTAATTAAATCTGGCGTTGAACTAGGACAAGCATACGCTTTACAAAACAAAGCTAAAACAGATACATCATCTGTACAAGGTGGTGTAGGTGTTGCTCAAACTCCAACATATACTTCTGAAAAGATTTGGAGTAGAGCTGAAATTGATAAGATGTCCGTAAGTGAGTTTGCTAAGAACGAACAAGCCATTATGAAAGCCATGATGGAAGGACGAATTAATTAGAAAGGTAAAACCATGACAAATACATTAGGTCTTAATAATGTTATTGGTGGTGTAATCGGTAACTTTACTCCTGTTACAACTACTATTAACTTGGCTAAAAAACCAGAACTTGGTGAAGTAGGTGCTCATGATTTAGGACTTACAATCCCTGCTGGTAAATTTATTGTTGGTGCTTTCATTAGAAACCCTAAAGGTGATTTAGAAGAAGTAGCTGGTACTTTAGCAGTTACTATCGACGGTCAGAATGAAGTTCCTGCAACAGCCGCGTCAGCTCTTAAAGGTAAAGGTGTAGCGGCTATCGCTTCTGAACCTTACTACTTAGAAGAAGACGCTAACATCATTTTGACAGTAGCTACATCAGCTATCACAGAAGGCACAATTACAGTAGGCGTTATCTACGCTTAATAAGAAAGGAAGATTAATATGGCTAATAATGTTTCAGCATTTGTACCAGAAATTTGGTCAAAGAAACTTTTAAGAGAGTCTAAAGAATTAACAGACTTCAAAAACAACATGACAAACAACGACTGGGAAGGCGAAATCAAAAACTTTGGTGATACAGTTCGCATTACAACTCCTAATGCTTCTGCTGTTGCTATCGGTACTGGTATCGTTCCAAACACTTCTGATGTTTACCCAGACCAAATTATCATGACTATTGATAAAACTAAAAACTTCCAATTCAAATTCAACGACGTTGAACAAGCTCAATCTCAATTCAATATGATTGAAGGTTACATGGCTATCGGTAACCAAAAAATGTTAGACGAAGTTAACTTGGAATTAGAACAAGCTGTAGTGGACGCAGCTATCGCTGGTGACGTTCCTATGGTTGGTACAGCAGCTGCTCCTGTTGCTACAACTTTCGACAACGTTAACAACGTATTCAACCACATCAAACGTTTATTAGTACAAAACAAAGCATTGTCTGCTTCTGGTTTCTACTCTTTCAAAGGTAGCCAAGAACAATCATTGCAATTAGCTCCTGTAGTTACTATGGGTCCTACAATGTACGAAGGTTTGATGAACTCAAACAAATTAACTCACCCAACAGTAGCTGGTGACGAAATCCTTTACAAAGGTATCGCTGGCCAAATCGCTGGTATGAAAATTTTCCAAGATACAAACATTGAGAAAGTTACTGCTGTAGGTTTGGCAGAAGGTGCTAACGTAATTATCGCTGGTACTAAAATGGGTGTTACATTTGCGGAACAATTCTCTAAAGTTGAAAAACTAAGAGACCCACAAACTTTCGCAGATATCGGTCGTGCTTTGTACTTATATGGTTACAAAATCACTAACCCAAAATCTTTAGTAGTTGCTTTCGTTCAAGCTCCTACTGCTTAGTAATACTTTTAGGATATAGCGGGGGAAACCCCGCTTGTCCTTTTATTTTAAGAAGGGAAAAATAATGGGACGTAATTTCCTAGAGATATGTAATGAAGTTTTAGATATAATGGTTTATAACCCTGCTGAAAAGTTCGAGGACTTAGACGATACTACAGAAGGTAGAATGGTTAAGAAACTTGTTAACAGAACTCTACGTAACGTATGTGGTGGAGAGCAGGAGATATGGAAGTTTAGAGAGAAAGAAAAAGATTTCTATCTAGTAGAAGGTCAAAACAAATATCCTGTCCCAGATGGATATATATTATTTGTAAGACCTAACGACGAAACTAACAGAGTTCCTTTGCAATTAAACCAAGATTGGAACTACTTACCAATGACGGCTACTGGTACCCCAGTACAATATTGGATATACCAAAATAAGATTAACGTATTCCCAACTCCTACAGCAGACCAAGAAGGTAGTAAGTATACTATTAGATATTTAACAAACAACTTTGCTGTTGATGAATGGGATTGTGAAAAACCTATTTTAGAATTAGAAAAAGATGAACCTATTATCCCAGAGATATATAGGGATATATTAGTATATGGAGCGGCTAAAGACTTTAGAGCTAATGCTAGCGATTCTAAGGCGGCGTTCTATGATAAGAAATATAAAGAAGTATATAGGAATATGTTGTATAGTGAAGTACTAACAGAAGACTATATCAAGGGTCCTAGCATAGCACTTTACCCAATGAGTAATTTACAAACATTCTTAAATACATTCTATAACCCATACGTACAAGGAGTAGACAGACATGGGCAAGTCCTTTAGATATCAGAACCTAACGGGTGGCTTGAACTTAGTCAGCTCTATAGGTACAATAAACCAATCACCTAAACGTACAGAATCACCAGATATGGTAAACGTAGAGTACTTCAAGTTAGGCGGTATTAAGTCTATGGAAGGTAACCTACAGATAGGTAACACATTAGATTACCCTGTAATAGGTGGATGGGAATATACACAAGGTAGTAACAAATGGTTAATGTGTGGTACGCAAGATGGGTCTGTATATTGGTATAACCAAGCTACTTCACACTGGGATTTGGTATATAAGTTTCCTAGTTCTAGTTGGAGAATGAGCTTCTGTAATATGAATGATGGGGTTGTAGTTACTAACGGAGAAGACGACCCTATATACTGGCTAAGAGGTAGACATACCTTAATGACTGGTCAACTAACAGGCGTTACTGGCAGTACTACTATAACAGGTTCACAAACTCTATTTACTACAGAACTTGTAGTAGGCCAACAAATAGAAGTAGATGGTAAGACATATACTATCACTGAAATAACAGACGATACTAACCTAACAGTAGCAGAGACTATAGAAGAAGGTTTCACAGACCAGCAGTTCTATTTAGGAGCATTATCTTTATGTAACGCTTACCTAGTTAATGAAGATGACCCACAAGTAAGAGTTCCTATTAGAGGGTTAGCAATCCAGTACTTTAAAGGTAGATTATGGATTGGTTCTGGAAGTACATTCTATTATTCAGAATTAGGATTCCCTAATAGATGGGACGTTAAATACGGAGCTGGTGGTATCGGAGATTTCTATAACGATACATCAAACGTTGTAGCTTTAGGTTTATTCTCTAGCTATATGTTAATCCACAAAGAATATTATACTTATGTATTGAGTGGTGGTGATGACCCAGACAGTTGGTCAGTAGAACCTTACTCAAGTGTTAGTTGTGATAGCCAACAATCTTGGTGTCAAACAAACAGTAAGTATTTCGTATTCTCAAGAGAGAATATGGGGATATATCCTCTAACACAAGTTACTGTATTTAGTGATAAGTATATTGGTAATGAAATATCAGTTAAGATAAGAGATGTATTTAGGGAACTCCGTATGGAAGACCTAGACCAGATATTCTCTGTAGCTCATCCTTCTAAGAGATGGCTAATGTTCTATATGCCATTTGAAGGTTATGCTGGTTCTGCTAGATGTTTTATATTTGATTTCCAAACTCAATCTTGGTTACAACGTATAGTACCTCAAGATGTTACAATAGCATTTGAATATTCTAACAGAGTTTATATAGGTACTAGAGACGGTAAAGTATTAAGAGAGTTCTATGGGAAAACATTTGACGGTGAGTTCCTAGACGCTTATTGGAAGTCTCCTTGGTTTTCTTTTGGAGATGATACTTACTACAAAACATTTGAAGAATTTGCTATACAATTAGCAGAAGACGAGAATAACAACTTCTATATTAGAAGCTATAGAGATGGTGAGTCTAAATTTAAACAACGTTCTTTGTCTAATAACCAATCAGATACCAACGCTTTAATCTGGGCTGGTATTGAACAGGACGCAGAAATAAATGTAGACAACTATACATCTTGGGATAACAACGATTGGGTTAAAGCTGGTATAGTACAATTACGTATGCCACTAGAACTCAACATGTTTTGTAACTATCAGATAGAATTAAGAACTGCAACTTTAAACCAAGGTTTCTCAACTTATGGTTTTAGTTTCAGACGAGTAGAATACGACGAGGCACCATGGTAAACGCAAAAATAGATTTCATCCCGTTTTCATTTTGTCAAGAAGACGAAAGATATGTAACAGAACTTTACAGACTATGTAAAGACCAAGAGAGAAAGTTATTTGATTTAACTAGAAACACATCTGATATGGTTGAGTTAATCAGAATGTGTCTAGAACAGCCTAACTCTATATACATAGCCGCTGTAGAGGATAATGATATATGTGGTATATTTAGTTTAGAAGATATTAAGTATTATGGAGATTTTATACTAGAAGCTGACCAGCATTGTATTTTCGCACGTCACTGCTGGGGCAAGAAGGCCCGTGAAATTATCTTCCAGTACTTCCAATACCTAGACGATAATTTAAAGCCCATAAAACGCCTTGTAGCGTCTGTACCTCAACAGAACTTCGGAGTGATAAAACTCTTGAAGGACGTGGGTTTCAAGCTAGAGGGTACTTTAGAAGGTAAGTTAATATACCCAGATAAGAATGGTAGACCTAAGTTCTACAACCAACTTATATATTCAAAAGTTAATAAGGAGATAGAAATAGAATGAGCTTCGGTGGTAAAGCACCTTCAAGACCAGAATATGAACAAATGAAAGACACCCCTTATATAACAAACCTAAGGGATTTGTCTCAACGTGGTTATGAAGGTTATAAAGATAATTATAATAAAGTAAATGTATTTTCTCCAGAGACTCAAAGAAGTTTAGACGATTATACCAACGCTGTTTACCAAAGAGCAGAAGGTGATTTCGATAGACAATATCGTGACACTATGAAACGTATGGCTAACAGAAACTACGGACAGTTCGGTACATTAAACGCTACTCCAGCTTTGTATAGAACTGATATGGAGAACCTAGCACAACAACGTAAGCTAGCTGATATGGCTTATAACAAGGCATTGTATAGAGAGAGCTTAGTTGACAACGAACTCCGTAGACGTTACAACACTCTTAATATGTATAACGACATGCTAGAGAAAGGCAAGACGCCTTACGAATTAGATTTACAAAACTGGCAAGTTAGAAACAAAAATAAAGATATCCAATTCCAAAACGCTATATCTAACTACAACCAAAAAGGTAAAGTCGGCAGATGGATTGGTAGCTTTATAGACCCATTTGATATTTGGGGACTAGAAGAAATGCTTGGCCCTACTTATGACGCACAAGTTACTGGAAACAGTGCTACATTCAGCGGTCAAAACGCTCTTAACGCTTTGAGTATGGCTTTAGGGCTAGCTGGCGGAATAGGTGGTCTAGGTGGTTTAGCTGGAGGCGGTTCACAAAGTTCGTTAGGAAGCTCTGGTGATATATTTGGTAGCTTAGGCAATATTATGGGTTCTGGTAATTCTGGTTCGGCTATACAAGACGCAATCGGTATGTTTATGACTGACCAGTATGGAAGTGGTAGCCTAATATCTGACGCAATAAACGCATACGCTTCTTCTGGAAACTCCAACACTGGATGGCTAAGCAAACTAAAAGGGTTGTTTGGCAACGGAGGTGGAACTACCACAAATTTTTTTTAATGGTAGCGGTGGTATTTCTAACGCTGGTTGGGGTGCCATCGGTGGTATAGGTGCTGGCTTATATGACAATTTTATAACTGGAGACAGCGAAAGTGATTTAGATGAATCTATTACAGATACTCTTAAAGGTTTCTCTATAGGGGCCAACTTCGGTCCTTGGGGAATGTTAGGAGGGGCATTGTATGGATTAGGCCATTCGTTTAAAGACGACTTAGGAATAGACGGTGGTAACACATTAGGGAAAATATTATTCCCTATAAAACTTTAGGAGATACTAATGACACAGAATGAGTTAAATAAATTGTTTTCCAACAAAGTTAACTTGAATGATATCGCAAAAACACTCAAGCCTGTTGGTAATAAAAACTTAGCTACAAGGTTTGGGTTACCAGCTACATTAGGGGCTGGTGCTTTGACGGCTTTTGAAGGCGTACAGGATGTTAAAAAATACTTGAAAAACTTCGGCGCATACGCAAAAGAATCATTCAAGAATACTGGTAGGAATTTATTTGATGTAGACGCTAACGAATTAAACAGGATTAAAAGAGACTTCAACTCTTTGTATTTTAGTAACCCAGAAAACGTAGGCCCTACATCTAGAGCGTTACAAGTTATAATGAGCCTACCTGCTTTTGGTTCTGCCCCAGGTGTTAAGAAGCTAGAAGTCCAACCTGCGAAGGCTGTAGGCGCAATAGATATCAAAGAGTCACAGCCTAAAACAAAGCAAGAAGAACCTAAAAAAACGGCTAGCACAAATAATATTAAGTTTTACGACTTTGACGAAGTTACTGGGTTGCCGATACTTCCAGAAGAAGCTATCGGTTGGAATGATAAAGGTAATGGTTTAACACAACCACCTGCACAAAACAAATCTGTAGGATACACACAGCCAACCCAGCAGACATCACAGCAACCACAACCATCTGGAAGAACTATAGACGATATTATAGCTTTAGCCCAAGCTCAACAACAACTCCGTAATGAGCAGATGGCTCCTTATATAGAAGCTTTGCAAGAGGCTATGGAGAAGTACAGTGAAGGCCAAAACAGAAACTTCTTTAGAGATTTAGGTTTAGCTGGTATGTCTGGATTAACTGGAAACCAAGCATATACTAAGATGATAGGTTTATATGACGAAAATAAACCAGTAGAAAAACGTTTAGCATTACAACAACAACTAGCTGGATTAAAACAACAACAATTGTTTGACCCAACACAAATATACGGTAACGCTGAATTAGTCAAACGCTTAGGGCTTTCTCCAGAGGCGGCTCTAGCTAACCCAGAAGTACTCAAACAGTATGCTAATATATACAATTACGGTTTAGATTATGACGCTGTATTGGCTAGATTAAAACAACAAGAAGAACAAAATAAGCTCGACAGAGAGCTAAAATGGCTAACGCACATGAACCCACAATACAACACATTAGCTTCACAAGCTCAATTGGGTTCTAGTATATTATCTAATATGCAATTCTCTCCAGCATTAAGAGAATCAATGACTCCAGAAATGATACAATACTTGATTAGCTTGACTGGGTTCCAACCAAACGGTCAACCAGTTATTAATCAACCTCAACCAGCTGGAGTTGTACAACAACAAACACCAACTAGAGGTAATTTGAACAGTTTAAGAAATAGGTAACAATATGGCTCCTAAAGAATATAATGAACGTTATATACAAGAACAAGCTAGAAGACAAGCTGAAATAGGCAAACTTGCTAAGGCTGGATATACAACTAGCCAAGCAGAAGAACATTTCAAAAAGTATGGCTTTGGTAATATGACATCTGTTGAGAAGGGATTATTCAGAGCCTCTCAAGTAAGTGCTTACCTTCCTAGGAATATCAAGGAGATAGCCGCTGGCTTACCTACTTTCTTAGGTACTTTTATCCCAGCTTACGGTGAGATATTACAAGAAGCTGATAGAGAAAAACTTTCTACATCTCCAGATGTTATGAGGAGATTGTCTAAAGCTGGAGAGCAAGCACGTAAAGACTTCTTGAACTATATCAACCCTAAGACTGTATGGGATACAATGATGGCCCCTTATGGTTTAGAGAGTGAAAGGGTTATCAATACAATATCTGGTAAACCTGGGCCTAAGCTTTCTCTAGAAGAAACTGGCAGATTGACACGTATGCACCCTGCTAACTTAGCTATAGACTTAGCTCCTCTATATAAACTACCTGGGCAAGCTTTATCTAAGACAGCTATAGGTAAACAATTAGCTAAACAAAGTTCTATCAATAAAGCTATTAACCAATCTGTTCAACAAGGTAAGATGGCTACTCAAGCTATTTCTCAAAAGAACCAATCTTTTAGAAAGAAATGGGAATCCCTAACACCTAACGACCAGATAGCTATTACAGAAGCTATTACTCATACTGGGGTTAAAGACTTAGGTGATAAGAAGTTAAACGCTATTATGGAAGAAGCTAGAGATATTTCTAAAAGTATCTCTAATGAATATATAAACAAAAACTTAATTCCAGAACAGGTTAACGCTGACAACATTATAGCTAACACTATGGGTAACTCTCTCAACTGGGAAGGTGTAACTCATAGCGATATAATGAAAGCTATACAGAACCCAGAGACAATGCCTAAAGAATGGAAAGAGTTATACAACCAAGCTAAGCAATTGCAAAGCCAAGGTGATATAACTTTCCTATCCCAATTGGTAAACCCAGCAGAAAACGTTATGGGTATCCCTATAGAAAAAGCTGGTAGATATTCTGAACAAGCTAGGGTACTGGGTACTAGAACTCCAGCAGAGATGGCCGCTCTTGTACCAGACGCTTATGACGCAACTATATCTAGACTAACTGGTTATAATACTTTAAGTGAGTTATCTAGAAACTTACCAGAAGCTACTGGGTCATTAACTGGTAATGCATTGAAAGACGCATTAAAAGCTGGTACTGATGTATATGATTTAGAAGCATTTGGCAACCTAGCAAGTCAAGGAGCTTTATCTGGTAAAAGCCCTAAGAGTGTGTTTAAGAGTTTAAAGAAAGCTACTAAAGACACTACAGAAGGGTTTACATTATCACCAAAAGATATGAGTGCTATATCAGAAGCTTTCTCACCATTGTCTCACAACCCTACTTTAAGTGCTTGGAAAAGGTCACAATTGGTTACTCCTAAATGGATTGTTGAAAACCGTATAGGTAACGTTATCAACAACTTAATTGAAGGTGTCACACCAATACATAACCTAAGAGCATTGGCTAACTGGAAAGATATGCCAGAGCAATTAAGAAACCTAACATCTTATGCTGGGCTTTCTGGTGACGCTGGTAGATTAGTAACTGGTACTGGTTTTGTAGACGCTTTAAAAGAAACTGGTTCTGCTTTGAAAAAGCTTGGTAAAGGAGACTGGGAAGAAGGGCTACCTCAATTATACAGAGGTACAAGTGATATAGTTTCAAACCCAGTAACAAAGCTAGAGTCAACACTAGAGTCTTGGGATAGATATTCTAACCTTATAAAACAGGCAGATAAACTAGGAATAGATTATAAAAACCTAACCCCAGACCAATTCTGGAAAGCCTACGAAGGTGTTAACAAGTCTATGGGCGACTATGTAGGACAAAACTATTACCTGCCAAGAGGGGCCAGAGAAGCAGTTTACAATTGGGTTCCTTTCTGGAAATTCCCAGCTCAAACAGCTAGTGTAACTGCTAACCAATTAATTAACAAACCTCTAGGGTTCCAATCATTTATAGGGTACCCAACCAAGACTGGTAGTGAAATATATAACAAGGCTATAGAACAAGGCTACTACGAAGACCCAATGGGAGAAGGTGGTTTCCCAACTGGCAAAACTGATTACTTCGGCAACCCTAAGGTAATGAGAAGTGAGAGCATACCTTTCACAACATTATCTGGGTTAGTCAGAGATATAACAACCCCAGAGCAAGGTATAAGTAACATAATAGACAACTTATCACCTACCTTTGAGATAAAAGATATCTTAGGCCAAAAGGGTTATAGAGGTATGCCTGCTACTTCTAAGAAGTATATAACTGATGTTAAAACTGGATTAAGATTTGGTAAAGACAAAGAAGGCAATATTACTGGTGAGGAATACGAACAAACCCTACCAGACTATTTACAGTATTTAACTACACAGGGTATTAAGAGAATGTGGGCTCCTGCTGTATTTGGAGAGAGAGTTGTTAGACCTTTCTATTACGGTTTAGTAGACCCAGTACTTAGGGATGTACCATTTAGTGAAGCTCAAATGTATCCTATGTATAGCGATGAGTTGGCTCCTTGGTCAGTTGGTAATATTACTTCACAACCTAAAACTGGTTTAACAGAAATACTAGGACCACAAGTAGGTCTTAAAACACAAACAATGTACCCAGAACAAACTATCGACTTTAAACAAGCTGTTAGAAGGGCCGCTAGGAAAGCTGGTAGAAGTTACACAATACCTAAAACACAAAACAACCTCTTTAGAGATTTATTTAGATAGGAGAATAGAATGGCAATTCTAAAACCGTATACGTTTACGGCTGGTACTAAAGCTAGAGCTTCGGAAGTTAACGCAAACTTTGACGCTTTATATACAGAAGTAAACTCTTTAGAAAGTAGGATAATAGACTACGAGTCTCAAATCCAAGATTTACAAAACACAAAAGCAGATATAAACGGTAGCTACTTAAACAGATTTGCTGTAGCTAACCCAGTGACAAACTATGACGCTGTTAACAAACAACACTTACAAAATGCAACAGCCAACTCTATTACCTATATTAACGGTCTAGGTATAACTAAAGTTGGTGACGCTACAATAAGTGTTGACGCTGGTAGTTGTTATGATAGTACTGATACTCAATTATTGGTATTGGAAAATAGTTTAGAGAAACAGAACACAACACAAGCCGCTAGCTCTATATATTACGTATATATTTTAAGCACAACTGGTGGAGAAGACATATTAATATTCCCAGAACCCAGTCTGCCAAGTGAATATTCATATCACAGACGCATAGGTTCTTACACAACTGATAGTGACAACAAAATATTGCAAATAAACGTTGAACAGTTATCACAATATTCCAGCTCAAGCACGTTCTTCGCCCAAACATCAAAAGATATAACAAACCTAGTAACCCCAGACTATTCTGCTGGTTACAGTATAGGGGATGGGTGGACAGCAGTGACAGATGGGTTGTGTTTCTTCCAGGGTATACCAGACGGTGGTTCGTATGTAACTATAGGAGGCGTAAGTTTCCAAGTTTCTTTCGACACTGGTGACGGCCAAAGTCACGGGGCTTTATCAATGATTGTTGGAAAAGGCACCGTAGTCAACGGATTCAGTAGAATAGCTAGAGCAAGTTTTTACCCATTCAAAGGAGCTAAATAATGTATATACAAGTAGATAAAAATAGTGTAGTGGCGTGGAGCGACAAACCTTTTGAAGGTGTAACCCACGAAGTAGATATAGACTACAATGATTACACAAATAATCCAGATAAATATATCTACGACAAAACTAAACAAGAAATTATTCTTAACCCAGACTATGAAGATATATTAAAAGAAAAAGAAGAAGAAAGAATATCTAACTTGTTTATGACAAGGGGAGATATGTTTGAAGCCCTTATCTTGGCGTTCGGAAAAGACAAGAACGATATAAGACTTATGGTCGAAAGTCTACCAGACCTAACAGAAGTAGAGAGAAAGTTGTACCTCAACAGGTTCGATGAAGCTCTTAACTTCTATAGAAGCCATCCTGCTGTAGATTTATTAGGGGCTATGTTAGGTATAAGCAAAGAAAGAATGGATAAGTTCTTTGATACTAAAGATTACAAAGACTTACTCCCAAGTTACTAAGAGGTGTATATGGCTAACAATAAATTAATAGTTAATGTTAAACAAGGTGAAGCATTATCAATAGATATGGTTATTAAATCTGGCGGAGAGCCTGTAGACTTGACAAGCGCTACTATAAAGGTAGAGGTTAAGAAAGCACCTTACGTAGATTTTGAACCGATGTTTACTAAAACAATAACAGTTAACAGTAACCAAGAAACAGATGGTCAGATAGTTGACCCTCTTAACGGAAGGTTCCAAGTTAGGTTTAATACGGAAGATACATCTTATCCTCCTAATACTTATTACCTAGTTGTATTCTTTGACTACGGTCCTAACAACGATATTATATCTGCTGATTATTGTAACAATGGCGAGTATAGAGTTTGTACTCAATAGAAAGGTATTATAATGACTGATAGATTTACAATAGAAATAGTACCTAGTCCAGTATATGAAATAGAACTTACTGGTAGAGGACCACAAGGTATGCAAGGTCCCAAAGGGGAAGACGCATTTACTTTATCTATAGGGGATGTGACAACATTACCAAGCGGGAGCGAAGCTACTGTTACTAACGTAGGTACTGCTTCTGACCAAGTGTGGGACATAGCACTCCCAGAAGGGCCTAAAGGGGAAGGGTGCGGCTTCTCCCTCTTCGACGTGGTAGAAAAAGACCACATCTTGAGCTTTGAGGAGTCAATGGGCTTCGGGCTTTTAGGCACATACGTGTACAAGGAACCTGTTGCCGGTTCTCGCTACGGCTACCCTGATTTTTACAACAGATGTGTTGAGGAGTTTGAGGAGGGAACGCCCAAAGTTATACCTATGTTAGCAAATGTTCACAATACAGGCTGTAAAATTAATTCAAACTTTATTGTAAGCGGGTTTTCCAGCCGTAACTTTGTACAGCCAACATCCGGTTTTTATCCGAATTATTACAAGGGCCAGCCGTTTGAAATGGGTGTAAAGCTAAATGTAACTGCCCTATCTGGTATCCAAACTTTTATCGGCAGTGGCGACGGTGTAGACTTTTGCGGGATACTAATGCAGTTTAGCGACAATAAATTACGAATAGGAGTAACCAACAATGGTACAAGCTGGAATATAGTAAATCTGCCAGCGGGAACAAACACTTATAGCATAGACACAGATTACTGGTTTAAATTTGAGTATACAGGTACAAAATATATAGCTAGCTACTCGACAGATGGGGAGACATATACCCCCGACATAGAAATAGAAAACTCGACTGCACCGTCAATAAGAAGCTGTGCGTTAGGTAACAATTTGCATGGCACAAATCAGCAAGACCCTTTGCAGGGTACAATAGACCTTAAGGAATGCTATATCAAAATCAATAATGAAACGGTTTGGCAGGGGACGTCAAACTTAAGTTTAAACAAACACCCTAACGGACACATCTTCTACGACATCGCAGACAAAGCCACTGTTGATGAAATCTTTTCTCAACGCGGTGAGGCGTGGTTTTACGGCGTAGATACGGAAAATGAAAGAATCTTTTTACCCAGAGGCACACGTTCACAGTACACTGTAAACACTGACGAAACAGGCGATTATGTAGAAGCCGGGCTGCCGAATATTAAAAGTAGCCGTGGACTTGAATATTCAGATGACAACCCTACTTCTGATGTACCACCATTTGTTTATGTAGGTTCATTTGGAAATGTTGGGGGAGGTTCTTCAATAGAAAAAGCTTACAGTTTTGATGCCTCTACAGCCAACCCCATCTATGGCAACTCCGACACAGTACAGCCTTATGCAACAAAGAAACTTTTGTACATTGTAGTCGGCAATGTAAAAGTGCAAAGTGCGGCTTCTGATGTTGTGGATGTTACAACTACAGAAAACGATACATTGCCTTTGTTTTACAACTTCTATGCGAAAGACGAGGATATGGCAGACGCTGTGTCATTTGTTAAATCAACAGGGACTTTCTTGGGTGGTAATTTATACCCCACAGCATATGAAAAGCTTGTTGCAAGGGTAGGCACAGGCAATGTAAAAGCCAATACAGACACTTATACAGATTATGATTTTGTTGTGAACCAAGATGATATGACGTTTAGGTTGCCATTATTAAATGGTGATGAATGTTTAGCTGGAGAAGATGTACAAACTTTATCTTTTAGCAACCCTACTTCGACACCTCAAACTTACATAGTACCTTATAATGGTTATATTACTATAATTGGTTATAAATCTACTTCTAGTAATACATTAACAGTAAAATTAAACGGCAATTTTGTAGCACAAACAAGAGCTTTGAATAAGGGTTTAAGCGGTGAGAGCTATTTCTTTGCTAAAAAAGGTGATGTTGTTACTGTTTATACGGACGCTACTGCTACTGGTTGGGTTATCGCACAACAGCAAATAGTAAAAGCAACAGGCAATGGAAACCTTTATTATAAAGTAGCAAACGCAGTAACCAACCTAGAACTGTTGAATGTTGGTGAAGTTATGGGCGCTGTAAATACAGTTGTCTCTGATAATTCTAGCGTTATAGCTGGTTATAGTATGCCATCTAATAGATCTATTAATCTAGAACTTGGTGCAAGTGGCGCAACTTATACTGCTCCTGCTAATGGGTGGTATTATTTATCAAGAACTTCGACTGGTGCTAGTCAGTATATTTCACTTGTTGGGCAAGTAGCTACAAACAAAATATCTACTGGTTCTGGGCAATTGCTACAAGATTATATTCCTGTATTAAGAGGGCATACCGTAAAGGTGACTTATAATGCTCCGACGGCTAGTGCTTTTAAATTTTACTATGCAGAAGGCGAGGTATAACAATGTTTTTAGGTTATCAAAATGGGCGAATAAAATTCTACACATCTATGCCATTAGACTTGGCTATGTACAAGCTCGACGGCATTAGAGAAACTCAAGACGAGTATGTTTTGGACGGTGAAGAATATGTCCTTAAAGACTCCTCTTGGGAAGAAAAACAAGCCCAAAAAGAAGCTGAACGTATATCACAACTAAACATGACTCGTGGTGATTTCTTCGAAGGGTTAATACTTTCTGTAGGCAAAGACGAGGATGATGTCCTAGCATTGATAGATGTTATAGACCTTACAGAAACTGAAAGGAAAATCTACAAAAGCAGGGTTAAGAATGCATTAGACTTCTACAGGGGCTACCCTTTAATAGACGTTATGTGTGGATATCTAGGTATAAATCCAGATAGTATGACTTTGTTCTTCGAGACTAAAGACTACACACATTTGGTACCAATACCAGAAGAACCTACTGTACCAGAAACGGAGGAACCAGATGGGGAAATTCTTGACAACGAAGTCGGTGATACAACAACTACCGATACAACGACAGTATAGAACTTTACTGAACGAATTATATATGGATGACGATGGGGCTATTTATATAGTCCCTCGCAACTATCAGACTGATAACTTTACTTGGATTAACGCTACAGCTTGGGATATAAGATGTGCTCACCTCCACGATGTTGGTTGTCAGTATCATAAGATAATTAAAGTTAAACTTTCTGAATGGCAATTAAACAATATGGGGTTGCTAAAACAAGGAAAGTATGATATAATATGTTTAGATATCCCTATAGATAAACTAGAAGTTGTTGAGGTTAGTAAGAAACAAATCAATGATTTATTCTATAGGATGTTGAGAGATAGTGGAGCACCCAAACATATACAAATACTTTATCGTACGGGTGTTGCATTAAACGTCAAATGGTATTTAAACAAAGACGAGTTAGTACTAGAAGATATCTACAAAAGAAAGGAATACACTATGGCTTGCAAAGGCAAAAAGGGTAAGAAGTAATGGAAGTTAGCTTTGGGTATAATCATTATTTAAAAACATATTGGCAACAAGGGAAGCTACCTACTGTAAAGAAAGGTATGTATGGTGGGGTCCTTAAAAAGAAAGGTAAACATAAAGCAACCCTTGAACACATCAAATGTTATTCACAAGGTGGTCCTACTTCTCTGGGGAATCTAGGGATAGCTACTTGGGAGAATAACAATAAGCGAGGTTGTAAGCCTCTACAAGACGTGTTTAGTTATGAAGCTATGTCAACATACCTAAAGCAGTTTAAAAACGTCATGGTGGATAAGCTAGACGGCAATAAATATATAAAACTAATTCTCAATACTTTAAAAGGATTGGGAATAGATATAGAGAGGATAAAAATATGAAGGAAGAAACTAAGAAAGCTATTACGCAAGAGTTTGTTAAACTAGGCAAAGATATATTATCCCATATAGTTATAGCGTTTACAGATATAGTTATTATTCTTATAACAGATAGTGGTAATAAACTAGACGATACATTCATACCTTTTATTGGCAAACTTAAAACAGAGTTACTCGAAGTTATAGACAAGGCTTAATTATGTTTTGGACATCAATGATTAAATCTATTAGCGATAGCGTAACAGCTATTACTAATTATCTAACAGTATCTAAAAACAAACAATTAGAAACAGAAATAGTTAAAGAAAAGAAATCATTAAAAAAGGCTAGTGATATATCTGAAAAGATATTTCAAATAGTTCTAAAGTATGTAGATACCTTTGAGGAGAAGGATAGAAAAAGAATCGAAAAACTTTACGATGATTTCTTGGAGAAGAATTAATGAGTAAACTAAAAAGAATAATCATCCATTGGGACGCTGGCCATGGAGAGGTAACACCTACTGCTTTAGAACATTACCATTATGTGGTAGATAAATATGGATTAGTCCATACAGGTAAATATTTCCCAGAGGCTAATGAGGATTGTAAAGATGGAATATACGCACAACATACAGGGGGCGGTAATACTGGGTCTATCGGTGTTGCTATATGCGGTATGTGTAGTTATAGTAGCAAACGCAAGGAATGCGAAGTAGCTACAGACAACATAACACAAAAGGGTATGGAGTCCCTATTCGCTTGGGTAGCTTACTTATGTAAGAAGTATTCAATCCCTAGCAAGAGTGTTATAACCCATGCAGAGTTTGGCAAATCACACCCCGACACAACTTCTAAAGGGAAGATAGATATAACAGCTATACCTTATGCTAAAGTATATGGCGTTAAAGAATGTGGTGATTATATCAGAAACAAAGTACAATGGTATTATGAGAGGATTAAATAATGCAAAGAGATTTTTATGGAATACCGTTAGCTCCTTATGCTCCAGTACAACAACAAAATAATATGGATATGCTTAGTAGACTAAAACAATTACAAGCTATTCAAGCGTTCCAACAGTGGTATAAACAGCAGATGGCTAACCAACCCAAAATAGATACAAGGTCACAAGACCAAAAGTATCGCAACAGTGCACAGTTCCAACTAGACCAAATGCTTGGTTACCCTAGCACATTCTAGGAGGTCGCAATGGACTCACAATTTGTATTAGACTATGCTCCTCTAATATTAGTAATAATATCTATAGCTATACAATACAAAATATTCATGACACCAGCAGACTTCCAGAAAGCACGTGCTGATTTCATACAATATACAGCTGAACACTATGTGCCTTATGCTACTTATAGAGAAGGCCATAGAGAATTACAAGACCAATTGGCTTTACTAAGAAACGACTTGAGTGAAGTAAAGAACTTACTAATAGCTAGGAGTAAATAAAGATAAACCCCCAACCTTGATGGAAGGGGGTTCTTTTTTTATTTGATATAGGAGGTGTAACAAAAACCTTTTGACGGTTCCGTAGCAAAAGCCATCATTAATCTACACAACGCATGGTCTATATGCTCGTCTTGTGTGTCTCCCACTAAGTGGGCAATTATATGTATTAACGCATGATTGATGTGGTCTTCTTGTGGGATTAATCTCCAGTTATTGGGTTCGTATCTATCAGCCCCATACTTCAACACATTAGCTATTGCTATCATTCTTTCTATTGCGTTAGCTTCTAAGTGTTCCATAGCGTCTTTTAAACACCATGAATCTGGTGAAAGCATATACATAGCAATATATTTGATAGCCATATAGCAAGAGTGACGTTCGATGTTAGCTGGGTCAACGACTGTACTTTTAGACTCATCTATAAATTCGTAATATCCAGCCATATCACTAGCCCAATCAAGTAAGTATGATGGGTCTACTAAGTGCATAGCCATAGGGGCAGAAGATTGTTTACCACCATGGTCGTTAACAACTATGCCAGCGTCTGGTCCTACTCCTTCTAACATACTAGATAACCCTTTCTTGTTCTTTGTAAACCTTAAAGCTTGGCTTATTACCATCGTTGCCAGTTGCAAACATCACAACTCTTTGGCCATTGATTGTGCCAGTATAATATTTACTCTTGCCTTGTTTGACCCACAAAGCACCTATCTCTCTTTCTTGTAAATCACTCATGAGAACCTCTTTCTATTCTACATTTTTCTAAATCAAACATTGCTAGCGATAATGGTAAACCAAACTCGTCGGCTTGTTTTATAATATCGTCTGTAAGCTTTCTATGACATTCAAACTCGCATTTGTTATTAGTGCAGAACGTCATGTCTTTGTAGCATATACACATTAGTCTGGTAACTCCTTATAGCAGTCTTCACATATAAACAAATAAGGAATAGCTAATGGGTCTAGTTCATCTACATGTTCATTCTTTAACATATAACAAACCTTCCTTGGGCCTGCTTCCTCTCCACACATACTGCATTGGTGAGGGTGGGTTGCTACCTTATAATAGCTCTTTTTCATTTTACTCATAGAGTCAAAGATTTCATCTTCTATCATAACTTAGTCCTTTCTGAATATCCACATTGTTAGTAATACTACTAGAACTATATCTAATATTAGACACAATCCTCTGATTACATCTCCTGTTTGGGAATAGTCCATAATTCTCCTCCGTATAATTCTAATCTTAACTCGCCTATTTCTTTCTTACCTAGTATTTTTGCTTGGTTATATACTTGTCGGAAGTCATCCTCGGTATATCCATTCTCAATATAATAGGCAACAATATCATCAATAGATTTGAGTTTTGGTAATAACTTTGTAGTACGTGCTTCTCCCATTCCTTTGATTCCTTCGTACCCATCGGTCTTGTCCCCCATTATAAGTTGTTTAGCAAAGTTCTCAAATGCTTTGCGTTCATCTATTCTTCTAACACCCCACTCTACGTGGTCTGGGTTGAACAGTTTACAAGGGAATGATTGCAAGTCCTTGTCTATAGAAGCTATGATACTGTCTCTAGGATTGTCTTCATACAATGCTCTACACAAATCGTCTGCTTCTAGATAGGGCTTAGATATACATTCAAATCTATCGTATACCATTTTCTTTAGTTCGTCAAAGAATGGTGGAGCCTTGGTCTTCCTGTTGGATTTGTAAGTAGGTACTACTTCTTTTCTAAAGTTTCTCCAATCACTCAAACATATAATGTAGCTATCACAAGCTGTAGCTTTTAACATAGCGTCCATCACATTTCTAAAGTATTCAAATCCTTTGTCTAAGTTGTATGCTTGCACATATACTCTAGGTTTAATCTCAACCATGTCTTCACAAGCGAAGCATGCACGATATATAAAACTATCAAAATCTATTATCAATTTCATATTAAGCCTGCTCGTCTTCTATATCTTCGATATCTCTTAGAACTATCTCACATTCAACAATAGAGGCCTTCCTCATATCATCAAAGAAATCTTCCTGTTCTTCTGTATGGTCTAGAAGTAGTTGATATCTCTCTACTAAATCCTTCATAGAGTTGAATACATCTCTTGGTACAACATAATATTTTTCTTCCATCGGTTCCTCCTATTCTTTATTATACAACCTTTTTATTATTTTGTCAAGTCTATTATGAAGTTTTGTAAAGAAGCCAGAGTTGTACTCAATAACTTCAATATCAACTCTAGGGTTATCGGGACTAATACCGCCAAAACAAAAAACAGACATAGGAATAAAATTATACTTATCATCTTCCAACCTTCCTAATTCAACTAATGCGTCTTCAAAGAATTTCTGGTGGATACTGCATACGTTACCCACATCAAATCTTCTTCTAGTAGGTTGATAGACTGTATATATAATACATACCTTCTTTAGTTTCTTTTTGTATTTGAGTATTTGTTCCTTCATAAACTCTTTGTATTCTATCTTAGCTTTGTTAAGAATACGATAGTGGCCAGTCCTATAGTTATTTAAGTTTAGTATAAACTTCTTCCTAGCACTTACTTGTATCCAGCTAGGGGATTTGAATATGCTCATCTCTTGAATGTCCCCTCTAAACCTATATTATTTACGCCCCAATATATAGGAGAGGCTAGTCTCCATTTGATATACCTACATCTAGATATCTTTTTGATGAATCGCTCTACACTTTCGTCGTCTAAAAACACCACATGGGTAGGTGGCGTACGGTATACCCTTCTAGTAGGCATATAATTATTACGCCCTAAAGTTTCTATTATTCTGTCTACCTTCGCTTCCAATTTACTTTTAGCGTCTTCGTCGGGATATGCTAGGTTGTCCATTATATAGCTTTTAATATTGCTAACTATATCTATAGTAGAACTCATACCTAGCATACCTTCTATACTAGACAAAGTCAATGGAGCAACATCAACACTGATAGTTTCACCAGTATATATCGGTGGTGGTAGTATCATGCCTTCTGGTGCTTCGTACATGACCCCTGGTCTTACCCATGCTCTGTCATTTGGCATTAGAAATCCCTCCCTCTTTTACTTGGTTTGCTTTCTTTTAATTCTCGCCCACATTTAGGACAGTACTTATAATAATATTCATATTCACATTTACAGTCTGGGCAATAAGTATTAAACCAATGCTTTACTGCGTATGCGTTAGTAACTATATCACTTATAGAGGTTATATTGTTTCTCTTGTCTTTACTTATTATTCTACCTGTCATGCATAAATCTATACCTCTAGCATTACAGTTATCTACTAAAGACCTTATATCTTTGAATGTCAAAAACCCTAAGTCATAAGCTACTAATATCTCGTCTGCGATAATAACATCTGGGTAATGTTTAAGAAGTCTGTCTAGGAGTTTGTAACAATTAGCTTTATCCTCATCAGAGAACCTAAAGCCGTTAGTGTCTGTAGACCAAACATCAGCCCCTAATTGTTTTAATATCCCACATTCTCCAGAAGAATTGTCTTTTAAGAACTGTGCATATATAACTTTATCTGCATTAGCTATACTTCTAATAGTAAGTCCTATACTGGCTTCTGTTTTTACTTTCCCAAAACCATATATACTGTATATCATCTTTTACACCTCGTATGTACACGCACAAACTCACCTTGCCATGGTTCGTTGTGTATACAAACATCCATCTCTTTTACCCTCAAGTTGTCGCCAGAAAACCAAACTCTCATATCCTTAACAATCGCCTCTATAAGATGTTCTGGGTCTTGGAATGTGCTTGTGTCGTAATCATGTGTTCGGTCCAAGTCATTTCTAGTTAGAGTCACCCCTAATTTACTGGCTTCGTCCTTGATAGCTTCTATAAAAACTTCTGTGTTTTGTAAGTTATAATACAGCATTATCTTTGTCCTCTTGCTTACAGAACTTGTCAACATTCAACTGGTCTATCATACTGTAAGGCTTGATAGGTTGACACTCTATAACCAATAGCTTTCTAGCTGGGCTATACTTGAAGTGTACAATAGGTTTGTTTTCTTCTACAGGTGCTTGTTTAAACACTTGGGGTCTAATAGGTTGAATAGTCATTTTGTCTTACCTCTTTAAATTCACATTTACTACTATTGAAAGCGAAGGGCAAAGTGCCACACATGCCGTCACGTTGTTTAGCTATAATTACTTCTGCTAATCCTCTAAGAGAAACGTCTTCTCTATCGTAATACTCACCTCGGTAAACAAACATAACAACGTCTGCGTCTTGTTCAATTGCCCCACTCTCTCTAAGGTCTGATAGTCTAGGGCGCTTATCGTCTCTAGTTTCTACAGCCCTTGACAATTGGCTAAGGCAAACTATAGGGACGTTGTATTTATTGGCTAACTGTTTTAACCTTCTAGATATTTCTGATATATCTCCCTGTCTATCCTTAGCCTTGCCATGGTTATCCATTAATTGTAGATAGTCTATAACAACTAAGTCACAACTACCTCTACTATTAATCATACTTATTATCCCCATCTCTACCCTCGTAGGAGTACATGGGGTTCTATCGTCTATAAATATATTCAATTCACTAGCGTAACATAATGATTGTGACAACTTTTCCATAGTTGATTCTGTCAACATACCGTTGTTTAACATGTAACTATTGGTGCCAGCGTATCTCATCATAATACGTTTAGACAATTCTTTTCTTGGCATTTCTAAAGAATACATCAAAACATTCTTGTCTTTTGATATGGCTTCTGCTATATTTAAAGCTAATGCAGTCTTACCCATAGAAGGTCGTCCAGCTATAATATATAACTTGCCACCAATCAACCCACCTAGTTGCTTGTCTAAGTTGTCGAACGATGTAGATATGCCTAATGCTTCGCCAGATTCGTACACCCTCTCCATCTCGTTGTACACTTCTAAAGCCCCCTCGGCTATATGAGGGATGTCCTCGTCTTCACTACGAGTTAATATAGATGTCGCATTAGATGTAAGGTCTACTAGAGTTTTATCTATATCGTTAGTAGAATCTATGTCATTTATTATATTATTAGCTAACTCTTTTAATTGTCTACGTTTAGAGTAGTCTAATATAATTTTTATATAACTTTTATAGTTAGCCGTTGTGACTACTTCCATAGCCAAATCATTTATGTATGCTCTGCCACCTATACAATCGAGTTTATTGTCTCTATCTAGTTTGTCTGATACAGTTACTATATCAACATCCAAACCTTCCTTGTAGAGTTTACTAATGCTGTCAAATATATATTTATGTTGAGGTTCTCCAAAGTCTTTGTCTTTTAGTACGCTCATGGTGTAAGGTAAAGACTTCTCGCTTACCATGAGTATACCTAGTAGACTTCTCTCTGCTTCTTTACTTTCCATTATAGTATATCTTCTCCGTATCGGTTGACTAAATAACTAACATAAACGTCGTCACTTCTGTTGTGTTCTGGTACACCAGCTACATACAACCTAGCTTGTGCCTTACTCTTAACATCTTCAAACCTAACTGTTAGAGTTGTTCTAGGTCTACCAACCTTACGTTGCTTAGCTAAGTACTGTGTTTCTATCCAACCATTGAGGAGAGTGTAGTGTGAAGCCTTAACTTTCTTACCACTTTGTAGGTAGTCTTCTAACATTTTAAAACATGCTTTTACTTTTTCCTCTCCCCAACGATAGAATATGTTATGAAATTGCTTAGGAGTTAGCTTGATAATACCTTCTTCACTAGCAACCCCATCGCTATTATAGTATTCGTATTTACCTTTAGTGACTTCTAATTCTTTTAACATAAGGTATACTTTTTTACATTCTTTATCAGTAAGGGTATTTATATATGCTAATAATATATCTTTACTATTCACTTGTTACCTCATTACATATTTGTAGGATGAAATAAAATTGATTTTTCATCCATTCTGCCATTGCTTCATAGTCTTCATAAGAATTTCTTTCCATAAACATATCCCAGCCACATTTTGAATACTCTCTCACCTTTTCAATAGCTTGTCTTAATCTCTTATTGTTATCTGCCAATCCATATTGGACTTTGATTAAATTATCACAATTTTCTTTCCATTCCTCGCATTCTTGCTCTTTGGTTCTTGATTGTTTATACGGACAATTGGTATTAGAAATACAATTACCACCTTTTACTAAACAGTTTTTGTCTCTTGGGTCGTATAGCCTACAAGCGTATGTTCCCCAATCTGTAAAAGATACATGAGGGCAATCGTATATTATCTGCTTATCTGTCATTGTTTCACCTCCGATAGTATCCATTTCAAAACCCTTTCACCTGTTTTAAGTAGTTTGTTATTCACCAAGTCCACATAGTAAACTTTGTTTTTACTTATTTGTAGCATTCTGTTTTGTGAATATATTTGCTTGTGTTTAGTAGTCTTTACAATTGTGTAGTTCCCGATTGTTCTTACGTGCATTGGTTATTTTGTAACTCCGTTAAGTTCTTTGATGTTCTATTATAAATACTTCTCTTGTTCTAGCTTGGTAACTGCCAAAGCTTTTATATAAGGCATAGCTACATACCCACCATTGTATGGCATATTACTTGTACATAAAACCCCACTCACTAGCACGCTATCACCAGCCATTAACTCTGTGTCTATATAGTCTGCTATATTGCCAAAGGCTTTTATCTTTATTGTGAAGCTATGCTTTTTCTTGTCTCCATCATAATTAGAATGGTGTATCTTTATAACTGCAAAGGGTTGTTGTGTTTCTTCTAGTAGGGTATAAGTAGGTTGTTCCAGTACCATACCACTAACAGTTATGTTGTTAATCCCTATCATAGTTTATATTAAACCTCTCTACTAATTCTCTCACTTCTGGGCTTACATTACGTATATGCTTAGGTACGCTTTCGATAAAAGCTAATGCGTCTTTCTTATTGTCAATCAAGTTATGGTCTATATCTTTGAAGGTGACTACACCAACCTTTTGACTATCTAACTTTTCTTTTAAAGCATGGACTATCATTACTTTTCTTAGTGCTAATGCTGGCTTACCATAAGGTATATATCCTTTGTCTCTCACATAGTCATCCAACATAGCACATGCTCTACATGTAATATCGTACCCAAACTCACCTAACAAAGCGTTGTATTGTGTCTGGTTTAGTTCAAACATATCAAACTTAATACCATCTTGTATAACCTCATCTCTTGTTTTCTTCTTCTCTTTAGGTAGTTTGATGTTTTCTTTAGCTAATAAAAGAGTCAATAACTTTTTTATATCGAACAAAAGTACTATTATATTATTGATGAGGTAACGTATTGACTTTAATTCAATAGTTATCGACTCTAATATAGCCATTTTCTTTTCCCCCTTAGATTATGTTTGTTTTCATTCCTAACTTCTTTAGCTTGTGTATAAACTTATGGATTCCACTAACTGCTTTAAACTCTCCAGTCGAAGACATAAGTTTGCGAAAAGAAGTCTTTCTATTGTCCATCAAACATAACTCTAACTCTATCTGTATCCCATAATGTTTTCTTATATGATTAAAAGATTTTGTTGTATGACGTAGGTACATTACATTCTGTCTTTCTGTATCATAATACTTGTAGTCCATTGTGCTAGGTTAGCTTCTGGGATTTCTATTCCTTCTTCCTTGCACACATCTTTTATCGCTTTATAAACTACTACCATCTCACTGATGTAAGTCATTAAGTCAAAGCTTTTTGTAGGTGGTGTGTATCTAGTCGAAGCTTGTGCTTTAGGTGTAGATGTTGTATTGTTTCTACAATCCATACAAACTTTAGCTTTCCATTTACTAGGGTCACTGTTACAACTAACAGTCTTACCACATTTCTCGCAAACAAAACTGTATCTGCCTGTCATTTTGTTATTCCCTTTCTAGTTGTGTTCAACTTTTTGAAGTCTTTGTACATGTCTAGTTCTTTTAACTTCTTAATCAATTCGTACATAAAGAACGAGTAATGATTAGAGGTCTGGCTCTGAATGTATACTATTATCCAACTGTCTCTTTGCGTTTGGCATGGTTTAACTTTACTTATACTTGAACCAGTACCCTCTATCTCATTATTTACTACTCTTAAATATTCTTTGTCTGGTAAGAATATATAACCTTTATACATAATCCCTCTACGTTTCACTATAGTATTCATTAAGGTTAACTATTTCTGTGTTGCCACAATAAGGACATTCCTTTTCCTTGTCTACTCCCTCTAAAGGGTAGACTACGCAATTACAATGTTCGCACCAATGGTAGTCCTTGAGACTCACTTTTGTTTCGTCTGCCATTTCTTTATACATCTCATAGCAATCTATACAAAAGAAATCTTCGTCATCGTTAAGTTCTATCCCACAACTAGGACAAATCCTTGATACCTCTTTTTCTTCGCTTTCTTTGTCGAGTAAAGCTAATTGTGTTTGTTCTTTGTTGTCTTTACTTTTCCCCCAAGTGTAGTAGCTATAATAGTCGTCCTCATAGTCTCCGTACTTCCAATCGGATTTATAATTGTACTTTGTAGTCTTAGGTTTAACTGTTTCGTAACTGTAGTTAGAGAACCAACACCCATCTTTCCAGTGACCTAATTCCTCATTGATGATATAATACCTATCCTCTATATCCAACAACACAAACTTGTTATGCCCTATCATATCGCCTAGTATAGCCCTAAAGGACTTATTTTTGTATATGTTGTTCGGTAGACCTTTCAAATATTCGTTTATAAATATTCTAGTGTCGTTGTCTTTGCTATCTTTAGGCACATCAACACAACTTAATATGCCATTATGAATAAGAGTCAAGCTATTATTAACTCTGAATGGGTGACAATTATGTTCATTGACTCCACCAGAAGTAGCTATTCTGAAATGTATCATAATATTCCTATCGTTTAGCTTCGCTACTTCTTCATAATCTTCATAGAAGCTATCGAAAGTTCTATATCCCTTCCAAATATCTACAAACTTTACTCCGTCTTTAGATGAGTTGACAAAACTAAAGCCACACATATCTGGATTTTTCTTAAAGCAATTCTGCAACTGCTCTTTGGTTAGTACTCCATCTGGAGTTTTTAATATAGCTATACACATTACGTTACCTCAATTCTGTTTTAGCTTTTAAATCATTTTTGTAATATTTTTTATAGAGTATTTCTCTCTCTACAGTACGCCCTCTCTCTAATGCTAGGGCATTTCTCATTTTGTTTCTGATTAGAGTTTGTTCTTCTGTTATCTTCTTATCTAGGTCTTCGAGTTGTTTTCTATACTCGTCTGGGTCATACCCATTGTTTATTAGCCATTCACTAACCTCGGCTCCACCCATACCCCAATGCATATCTTTGCGTCTGGATATCAATTTGTTCATGACTATATGTTCTACTTTGTCAGAAATAGTTTTTAATCTCTCGACTTTTATATTCCCCACGAGGTCGGTATAACCTCTCAAAACCCTACGTTCGGAGCCAAGTACAACCCAATTGCCAACTGCATAATCACATACCCAACGTCGGATAGTACCACTATAGTTGTGTGTCCACAAAAAGTACTGGTCGAACTTGTCTGGTATAGAATCTTCTGGCACCCTCAACTCGTGGTGTATCTTGCCAGTTGCAGTGTCTTTGACTTGTTGTATTAGTCTATTAGCTAGGTTCTTATAAGCCCCTGTATTTGCTAACATAAATTCAAACAAATCACCTACTGTTATATTTTTAATAGCCGTGTTTACACAGAAGTCTAACACACATTCTACAAATTCTAAGTAGCTATGTAAGACTGATTGGTCTATACTTCCATCAAATATCCTAAACTCTATAGTTTTTTCGTTTTGTTGATTGATAGCTACGTATCTATCGTAAGTATATCCGTTACCATTCTTTATACTTTCCAAAAAGGTGAATGGTAATTGGTTACTTACTTTCGCCCAATGGTTTAAAGCGTTAGGTGTTCTGTTAGTGAAGAACTTAACAAAGTTTAAGTTATTCTTTCCACGTAACATATTTAATAGTACATTCAACTTGAACAGTGTAAGCTTACCTATAGAATTTCTACTTACATGGATATGCACACCACATCCGTCTGTATTCCAAGAATGGTACCTCTCTTTCTTAGCTTCGGTGAAATCTTTATCAATCCATTCATGGAGTGCACGACTGCTCATAGGGTGTGTAACACACTCATAACCACCAGTCCTTATAGAACTATCTCTTTTAAGGTATGCTCGTCTACCACTTTTGTTCAATAATGGGTACACAATCTGGGCTCCAGCCCTTGCGTCGATAGATTCGCCTATTTCAATCTCCATACCATAAAATCTTTTGGTAACTTCGTTGTCCCCTTTTATGAATTTTGGTTTTGGTTTGTAACTATAGTTGTTGATTTCTTCTTCATATCTGTAGTCTAATTCATCAAAATCAATGGTCTCTGCACAATGTGTACAACAATCTCTATCTTGGTTCCAATCGGAAGTTGTGACGTACATTCCACAATGTTCGCAATACCAATACAAATCTCTGCAACCTGTACATATATAAATATTGTCCCCATCAACCCTAGCTACAGCTGTGTCGTCTTCATGTACTAACTCACCACAATCGTCGCATATTGTGTAGAAGCTTTCACAATCCTCACATATATAGTGGTCGCCCATCGTATTGCCGTGGGAATCTCTACCACATACTGTACAAGGGTGTGTGACTTGGGTATTTTCTACCTCTTGCAATCTTACAACCATTTTGTTACCTCATCTTTCTTATTCTATTCTTCCACAGGAGTGGTCAAAAAGTCAATAGTTAATAAATTCCATTCGTTGAATCTTTGTATATCTAAGATAGTGCTTAGTGGCATATCTGGGTTTATAGCTAACTCATTAAATTCCGTTAACAGTCCAGTAAACCTCATCTTGGATAACGCACGTTCTATATCAGCCCCATATATATCTGGGTTGTTTTTTATCAAGCAAATAATAGCATTAATATTTCTTAATTTTATTTCTGTATGCAAATCTCCAGTTGTATCTGGTATACTGTTTGGTTTTATTGGTAACCCCATCTTCCACCTCGCTTCTAAAAAGTATTGAAAATATTTCGAGTAACCTTATCATTTCTTTTTCCTTTTGTTAAGTTTTCCTTTTTCTTTATTATACCATAATCGGTTTAGGATGTCAAGTTTTTTCTTTGTGATTATTTATAATCTTTTCTTTTATATATTTTCTTTTCTTCTTTTGATTAATTCTTTTTCTTTATCAAACTTTCTTTTTCTTATTAACCTCTTTTCTTCTTTTCTTTTGGAAGTAAATAAAGCTTGGGGGATTTTCACCCCCTCTCCTAGCTGGTCTATTTGTTTGGTATACAACTTGCTTATCACAGACTCACTGCTTACAGTTCATCGGCTTTCCCGTTGCCAAATGTCTCACACTAGGGGTATAATACCCTCGCTCTATTTAGAAAGTAGGACATTTAGGGATTCTCACCCATCTTCAATTAGCCTTGTTTGGGAACGCACACCTGTCTTACTGCCGTGACGTAAACTACGTCCGATAGGGCTTACTGCAGGATTTACAGCTCTCTTACCGTCAAGGATTTTGGCGTTATAAACAATGTCCATAAGGCTAAACATAACTATAATTAGTATTAATCGGTTATGTACATTCGGTCGCTATGTTTAGCTTATATGGTTTAGCAAGAAGTCACGTATGACTTATGTCCCTTGCGTTTCAACCATACTTACACTATACCACTTTGGAGGGGTAATGTCAATACCCTTAAAATAAACTTTACATTTCTTAACATTTCAAATAAAAAGAATTGACAAATATTTTTTTATATGGTATTCTATAGAGGTAAGGTTGAAAACAACCAACAAGTATTACTAATTAGTAAAGGAGAAAAGAGATGAAAACTGTTGTAGAAACAAAAGAAACAACACTAGACAATGTTACAACTAAAAAAGTTTATGGCTTTGTAGGTTCTAACGGTGAGTTGTATATTTTAGGACGCAAACCAGATGGCAACTATTTCTTTAATTCAATTAACAAAACAGGTAAACCTGTTAATGAATACGAAACATTGGCAGAAGCTTTAAAAGACAAAATGGATAATGGTTTTGACATTTTGGAATTTGAAGGTCAAGAGGATATTGCTAGATTCATTCTAGATTAATTGCTATATTATTAAATTCCTTTTAAAATTTGTATTACACCACACCCCAGCAATGGGGGTTTTTCTTTGCATAAAAAGAGAACGGAGGATTTTTATATACCTCCGTTTATATTGTTGTTATTGGTGTTTTGCCGTGTGTTCCCTATGTAGTTTTTTTAATATTTCTATCTCCTTACAACCTAGATTTTTAAAATAAATGTGTTGTTGTTTTGTGATTTGCACAATACTGGATAGCCTTTTGTCTTTGAGATACAATTCTAGTTGTCGTCTGTTACATCCTACGTTGTCCAAAATAGCTTGTCTGCTACATATAGGGGATGTGTATAATCTATCGCTCCCACGGTTTTTAAAAAGTGGTTCTACCCCTTTCCTATTACACCAATCTGTAGGGGCATAGCCTAAAAAGTTTTTACAAGTATAATCTTCGACATTATCGCCATTATAATTGTATACCTCGCTATAAGATATCCCATCCCTTTTAAAGTTGTTATGGGGTAAATAAACTAGCCTTTCTTGTTGCATTTGTGTTACCTCGCCTTGTCTAATACAAATTAATTGTAGCATAAGCGATTTGTATTGTAAACCCCTTTGTAAACAAATTATAAGCAAAAGAAAAGCCCCTTTTTGAGGGGCATTAAGGAGTGCATATGTATTATGTATCGAAACGGTTAGTATGGTAAACTCGGTAAATCGGGGACTTCCCCGTTAAACTCTGTATAATATCTTGATTGCTTTAACTCTTTTATATTACTACTAATATTGTTTATTGTCAATAGGGTGAATATATTTGTTACAATACTTAATATTGTTACCCATATAATGAATTTTAATACATTTTCTAGTTGTTCTGTCATTGTTTTATAGCCTTTCTTTAATAAACATTCAAATAGATTTCTGTGCCGTCGTCGGCTACAGTTATATTTTTTAAATACATGTCGTCACCTTTACGCCAGTTATAAAAACATACTGTTGCGTCATAATAATTTTGTAATATATCTATCAATTCTTGCGTTGTCATTGTTTTAACCCTCCTTAAACCAATTCCAAACTACCACGTTGTTGAGGTACTAATTGATAATTGATTCCTACCAATTCCCTACGTAACGCATTTTGGATTGTGCTTGTTGACTTTGAAAACTTTGTATCAGTTACGTAAATTTGTCCATCTTTACGTTGTGCTATACAAGTAGAGTAATTAATCAACTTGTCGCCACTACTCATCAAGTTTAAAGCGTGTGCTTGCTCTCCATAAACAAAAGCCCTAATAACGTCGATGTTTTTCATAATAAAATTGTCCTTTCCTTTTTGTATTACAATGTATTGTTGTTTACTTTGTCGGTGATATAGTTTGCTATACTTGTGTTATCTTCCTCGCCGTTTATGAGGTTTATAACATCTCTAACCCCTTTTAAATAATCTGTCAAATAGTCGTAGGGCATTGTATATATTATAGATTCAATACGCCTTAACGATTGTAAAATTGTTTCTTGTTTGTCCATTTTGCCAACCTTTCAATTTTGTATTATCTTTAAGGCGTTTGCCTTATATTTATATAATACATCTCCACTCCGTAGATTGCAATACATCGTTTGGATGATATTTACAATTTGTTACA